AAGCGCTTCTAGAAAGACACATGCCCAAAGCCGCGAGCCCGTTACTATGGTGAGTAGAGGAGACCTTGTTTGTCGTTCCTCAACGTCGCCATGACGGTCTGTGCGCACTCCATTAGTGCAAGGTATCCCAGCCTGGCCAATTCGGCTGTGCATCGGGAACCCGAAACTGAGGGTGGCATTAGTGCCGCAGCCTTGTCACCAAACACTTCCTCAGGAGTCCTCGCCCAGATGGCCAGGTTCTCCAAGACAAGTGAAAAGGTGTCAGAGGTCACCCCTTGATCAAGCCCCCTCACGTTGAGGGTAAGCGAGATCATGGAGAGCAGCAGCTCGCGTAATTGTGCAGCATCAACGACATACGGTGTATGTTGATAGGCGGCTATTAAATCTCTGTGCCAGCGAGGAACAACTAGTGCTTCGCCAGCCGGAAGGTTAAACAGCCCCAACCCGCCGACTTTAGTGGGTAAGTACCAGAGATAGGACATCTCTGTCGATCTCGGCAGATAATAATACATATTAACTGAAAAGATGACTTTGAGAAGCCAAATATCCCTTGGTCTTAACGCCTCTTAATCGTCAACGGGCCAACCAATCATCTCACTTAGAGAGGCAAACTTTCCGATTGCCGGATTGGTATCTTCATCACCGTGACCAATTGCACCTTGCTTTCGCTCGATGGAGAGCAGGCGCATTTTGGGGTAGTCGATTTTAAGATACTGTTATAACCTTGACTTCTGGCCAGGAAGACCCTCGAAAGGAGCCTGTGTAGGTCTTGGATTCAACCTTAGGTATTTATCCTTGACCCACCTGAAATCCTCCCTGTTAAGGGCGTAGGTATCCCGGTCATCCCAGATAGTTTCCTCACAGTACGGGGCACCCCACTTGTAAAGTAGGGTCTTCTCCATTGAAACCTTTGCAGACATCATCTTGCAGAGTTCCATGTGGAAAAGGCAGTCCCGTTCGGATGCGAATAAAATCTGGTCGTCGCCAGCTGTGGCAAAGAACCTCTAGTTAGGTTGGATGCCCAGTTGAGACGCAATTGAAGCAACATAGGAAATAACAGTCAGACACACCTTCGTAAGTGGCTCGCCCATGAGGACACCACGAACAGTGGTCCACGAAGGCCCATCATCCCTGCGATTGTCATAGACATCGCGGGGCGATAGTAAGAGTCTAAGTGCAGACTCCAAATATGTGGAACGACACTCCATTCCATCCAGGAATGTGAGCATGATATGCAAAACGACCTCGTGTTCGAGGTTGTCAGTTGCATTCTCAAAATCGCCCGACATAAAGACATGTTTGCACTTCGGCTCGCTTAGCGTTTCCTTTAGTGATCTCCATTCGTCAACCAGTCTGCCGAGCAATGCCCAAGCTTGGAAACCTCGCTTGAGCCCTGCTTAGAGGCATGGATGACGTGATAAAAGGTCCGTAAGGACGTGAGCTGCCGGCTAAAGATACGTAACCAGGGCAGCCTCGCTCATTGTAACGATTCTGACCTTATTGCCAGGTTCGTCAATACACGAGCGGGCGACCTTTGGGTTAACCCATGGTTAGTCTAAGCCAAGCCATCCCTTTGAACGAGCAACATCGCATGCCCACGCGAATATTTGGAAAGCATGTCTCGAGGGTTCCTACCCCGGACCGTTAACCTATATTTCGTGATAGACATTTTTGTGTTCCTCCTCCAACGGGAAAAGGCCAGCTGCGTTGATGGTTTCGAAACCGTCACACGCGTCAG